GTAGCACTATCGACTGGATATTCGTCTATGTTTCTTTGTCTGGTAATTTCTTCAGTATTGTAAATATCTTCTTCGCTAGTTGGTAAGTCATTAACTTCATCTTCATCATAACCCATAGCAACTAGGTCTGATCTTGACATTAAAACTTTATGCGAAACAAAATCAGCATCGTCAATAGACTTTGCATTTCTATCAATTAAAAATTCTTCTGGCGGTACGCTTTCAATTTTTATTTTACCAGTTTTTTTAGTTCGTTTAATTTTGCAATTGTATAAAATAAAATCTGGTTCTTGAACTTGAGATACATCTGCTCCTTGATCTTCATATTGTTCTAGTAGTGCTTCAAATTGTTCTTTTGCAGTTTCATCTTCTATTTCTTCTTCTTCAATAATTTCAATTTCATCTTTAGTATCTTCTAATAAATCTTTTTCAGCTTTGGATAAATTTTTGTAAGTTTCAAATTCTACTTTTTCACTTTCGTCATAATAAATTTTTAAGAAACCATTTTTTTCAATTAGAGCATCTTTAAAAAAATTATATAATAATTGGAAACCATTATTGTCTTTGTAAAACACATGATTTAAATATGCAGTTGCTTGTTCTGCCAAAGGTACATCTTCCGCAGTTACCGGTTCGCATCTTACTACTTTATCTGATGCAGTAAAAACTCTAAGAAGGTTTGGCAAGATACTTTCGATTGTATCTGCAACATCAGTTGATACTACCTGACTACGACCATCTATTTCTGTTCCAAGTTTATCTCCTAAATAATATTCTAAAGATTTTCTTCTAGACTCAGAAAGATTACCTCCTAAATACCCTAAAGCATTTTCTATTTGGTTGGATAATAAACTTCTTAATTTAGGATCTGATAATTCGATTATTTTTTTTGCCATATTAAACTATATAATTTGTGTCCACATAAATTGGTTTGTCCCAATCTGATCTTTCGATAGGTTCTGTCACAGCTCCATATCGTACTGAGTCTGCAAAGTGTGATGCCCAGTTGTGCAAAGGTTTATTTCTAAAACAATTATTTTTTTCATCCCAGCGTTTGCAATATGATTTTAATGCCTCAACCAACTTTTTGCAATTGTTTTTATGAAAGTAGCACTTAGGCAACATTCGTCTTACTTGCTCAATACCATCTTCTACACTAAGTTTAGGTGCTATGTCAAATTCTAGTCCCATTTCTTTAGCGGTTTCCCACCTAGACTTATTCGTTCCAATCTCTCTAACTCTAATATCATGGGGAGCTATATGCTTTGAGTAGTTATAAGGTTTGCTATCTATAATATTTAAATAATGCTCTAAACCCTCACCTGCATTTTCATAGCAGTCGATTATTCTAACTTCATCATTATGTCGTTGAGCAAAGGTAATCACAGTAGAGTCGTTCATTCCTAAATCCCACCATGTTTCGACCTCTAAATTATCATCAATTTCAAAATTTTTAACATTGCCTTTTTCTTCTAGTTCCTCAATTGTCTTACCATAATAAGAACCTGATATTCCAGCTTGGAAAGAACATTCAAATTCTTGAGCATAACTTTCTGGCGACATCGTTTTTTTCGCAGCTTGTAATTCTTCCTTTGCTATGATGTTTGTTTCACTAGCTTTGAATACTGCTGTAAACCAATCTTTATTGTGTTTAGCATTTTCATGTAAATCAAAGAACCAGTTTCTTCCCATCGGAGTGCCTATGAATATTGCAAAGCCTTTTCTGTCCGACAAACATGGTCTCAAAATGGTGTCAAAAAGGTCTGGCGAAAGGTTTTGAGTTTCATCGCAAACTATCCCATCAAAATACTGACCTCTTATGGCAGCACTATTCTCACCGCCTAAAATTTGTATTCTTGAGTTATTAACTGAGAAATCTACCCTAAGTTCAGACTCATTAAATTTTGTTCCTGGTATGGCAGAGGAAAATTGTTTCATATAATCCCAAGCGGTTGACTTTCCTTGTAACCGGTAAGGAGAGATGAAAGCAAATCTAGGATAGGGTTTATTGCTTGTTAGAGCAGCTCTAATGAGGTGGTTGATAGCAAATACAGTCTTACCCCCTCTACGATGAACAATGATGACATTAAAGCGGTTCTTATCGCATTTTTCATGCAAAAAATTTTGGATTTTTCTTGGTGCATAGGGAATTACAATTTGTTTCATTTTAAAACAAAACCCCCCTTAATGTATTGTTTCATTTGAATCTGGATAATCGTCTGGCAAAATAAATTGTGTTCTTAAGAATTCAGAAAAGTCTTCAGCTTCATCGTTTGTTTTAAAACCTTGAAAGTGTGTAATGACAATTGGTTTTTTTGTCGTTTTATCTTTCATAATGAAGATTATTGTTTTTAGAAATCTATCGTCCATGTGTTTGTAGCATACATTAATTTTAATTTAACCGGTAACACAAAATCAGGTAGCCACCAATTAAAAACCCCCCATATTTAGTAATTCAGATCCAATAACCAACTAGTTACAACCATAAATTTTATATCAATAAGTTATGAGTTATCATTAGTAATTTTCCGATAATTAATCGTTATCAGAAAGTTCGCTATTTGTTCTCATTTTGTGATAATTTTGCAACACCTTGTATGTATAATATGTTTTTTATGTGTGCAAGTTTTACCAAACATTCAATAAAATCAAGGTTTTTAAATACTTTTTCAAACATAAACAAAGTTATTTACTCCAAGAAATAGACAAAGGTTGTTCCTTATCACCCTTTAAAGTTAAAGTTTCTGCTTGTTTACCATATCTTTTAGCACTTAATTTACTTGCACTCCATTGATTATGAGCTGTTATAATTTTATAAAGATTAACTAAATTTTGAGCAGACTTAGGATCTACAACACCATTTTCAATTTTAGCTTCTAAATCTTTTCGTTTGTCTTCAAGTTCTGAAAGTTTTAAATCAATTGCTAACTCTTTTGATTTAATATATCTGCTCATTAAATCATCGTTATTAATAAGTTCTTTTCTAAATGATTGCCAAGTATAATTGGTTATAATTTCAAAAGTTTCTCTGATAGTTTTGCCATCACTAATCAACTCAAATATTTGATCTGCTAATTTTTCGGTTAATTTCTTTTTTCTTGGCACTTTATAATAATTCTAAATTAGTGTGAGTCCTCCAGTTAGAAAGGAAAGAAAGAAAGGTATCTGAAAGACTCACTAGTTAATTAACTTAATTAGGCTAAAAACAACTAAAAGAGGGAGCTAATAGCCAATCAATTTAATAACACAATATATGGTATATTACAAATCAAAAGGTTTTCTAATTGTGTTAAATGTTCGCTTATCAAGTGTGAGTGGGTTTACCTTTAATTTACCGGAAAACATTAATTTATCTATGATATTTTGGCAAGTCCAAGCTCCAAAGGCTTTATTCTCAACAATCCAAAACATCTGACTCCAGGACAGCATCCCACTTTTAAAGTCGTTTTCTATTTGTCTAACTATTTCAACCTTGTCCCCCATGCTGTAATCATTTTTATAACTTAGTTGCAAAGGTTCACCATTATAATAGTATTTATCATTCATCTTTTATCTTTTTAAATCCTTTAAACCCTTTATTAATATTGTTATTATTATTATTGTTATTACTCTTATAATACTGCCCAATTTTTGGGTAGTCTGACTGCTTAAATTTTGACACCCTGATTACCCTTTTTTTGGGTAGTCTTAAGGTATATTTGTTGGCACTTGATAACCTGTGAATAACTAAGTAACCATTATCAACAAGCTCTTTTTTTGCCTTCTGTAAAGTATTAACAGAAACGCCTAATTTTCGACACAAATTAGAATTTCTTAAATTCCTATAATTATCAGATAATGACTTAATATAGCAAAATAATATTTTAGCTTCATTTCCTATATTCTCATCATATATTAATTGATTTGGGATTTGTGCAAATCCTTGCTTAATTTTATCCATTTTTAAACCTTCCTTGCTAGACCTTCTATATGTCAAATTTTGGGTAATCAATCAGAACATTTAGCGAACATAAATATTTTTACAATCTTAGGGTTTAATAGTTGACAATATAGAACAGAAGTTATACAAGAAAGAATGTTTAACGAATCAAGAAAGGAAAGAAAAAACATGACTACTTATATATATAACAAAGACAGCTTTGAAAATTCAGTAGAGGTTGACAATTATCCTTGGGGTTTCAAAAAGACTAGCAAAAGATTTTGGCTAGAAACTAACAAGAAAGGAACTAGATTAGTTTCATCTACTAAAAATCCTAAAACTGGTGAGTGGTGCAAGGCTAAGACTTCAACATATTCTGAAGTTGGAGTTTTAACATCAGATATTAAAGATGGTAAAAACTTTATTTCTTGGACTGGTCTAAGCGGTTATTCAAGTGATAAAGATATAGTTGAATTTACTAGAGCTGTAGATGTTCAACAACTTCCAGAGTTATCTCAAAAGGCTATTTGTTTTTTAAAAGCTAAAAATCATGCTTGGAAAGGTGTAAAGGTTGAGTTTGTTACAAATCCAACACCGGAACAATCAGAGAAGTTAAAACAGAACGAAGATAAAGCTAAAAGCTATCTAGCTGCGGTAGGTTCAAGAGCTTATAATACTTGCTTAATTAAAAACAACTTAAAATAGAGGGTAATATGAAAAATAAAGTTTATTCAGTAACAAAAGACCTAGAACAAAGAAATCCAGGAAAAAAGTTTTTTAGTTTTATGGATATGGAAGACGCAGAGATTAGAAAAAAGGAGGTTATTTTGCCT